CATTTAGTCTTTCGACTATCTTTTCTTTCATGTTACCGCCTGCCTCATCATTATCAGCAATAATAATTATATCACTAAAGTATTTTTGAAGCAAATCTATTTGTTTGGATGATACGTTAGCACCCAACGTTGCAACGGCTGGAAAGCCAACCTGGTCTAACCTAATGGCATCAAATGATGACTCCACTACATAAACCTTAGATGCAGTCTTTACTCTATTTAAATTAAATAATAATTTAGACTTTGGAAGTTTGGATGTATTCTTAAAGTCTTTACCCTCAACAGATCTTCCAACAAACCCTACACACAGTCCATCATTATTTTGTACTGGGATAGAGATCATATCTTGGTTTTCAGAATAACCAAGTTTAAACTTTACAACAGACTCTTTAGTAATCTTTCTTTTAACAAAATACTCTTTTGCTCTTTCTGAGTTAAGCGCCTGCTCATGAAGTCTGTTGACAACAGACATGTCAAACTCTGTCCACTCTTCTTTTTCAATTAACTTATTATTAACTTCAGACAGTATGTTTGTCTCAACTTCTTTACTTTTGATAAATCTAACAGACTCAAAATATGTTCTATTGGAAAAATGCATTACTAGTTCTATTAGGTCTGCTGTTTTACTGCATGAAAAACAAAAGAACAATCCAGTATATTTATTTATTTCTCCAGCAGGGGTTCTATGATTCGAATGGAATGGGCAAAATACTATGTACTCAGACTCTGCTTCTTTTTCTACAGTTACGCCAGATCCTGCGAGTACTCTTTTGATTTGATTTGCTGTGTATATACTGGCTTGGTTCCGTCTATCCCTAGTATCCATTCTGATTTCTTTCTCCCTATATATATTCCGTATACGCTTAATGTAAATTCAAAGTAATTTTTGTTTTCGTTATATGATAATGTAAATTGTGGATCGATGTCAATTCTTGGAGAATAGCCAGATAGTCGCATCTCTGATACCAGTAGCCTGATATACTCCTGCTGTAATCTGTATATGGCAGCGTCATCATTAATGACCCCGTCCAAAGCAAACCTTTTTATGGGCTTGTGCTGAAATGTCTCCATGTAGCATATTATACTGACTTATCTTCATAATCCTTGTACCTGTAGTATCCCTTGTCAAAATCAGCCTGAACTAGGAACTCTCCCATAAAACCATTACGGTTTTTTCTAAATACACACTCAATAATGTCGCTATTAGCACCTCGACCTAATGCTAGAACCCAGTCAGCATCGTAGGCAATCTGTCTTGACCATGCTGTTTGACCAAGGGTTGGGACTGTCTCAAGTTTAGTAACATCGTCAGGCGTAGCAGAAGAGATAGCAATAATTGGAACCTCCTCTGAAATAGCCATGAGTTTTAATTCACGAGAAAGGTTTTTCATTCGAACTGTTTCGTTGTCAGATTTTTGGTTTGGTGACATCAATTGTAAATAGTCAACAATTACAAAGTCTGGCTTGTACTGATCAATCTTTCCACGAAGCACCATTGGATTAATATCTCCACCAGTGTCGTTTGATATGATGTGGAACTCTGGTCTACCCTGAACTGTTTTTGTATGCCAAGACTTAAGCATGTCCATTTCAATATTACCAGAACTCAACTTTCTATGTGACCAAAGGCCTTCTCCCATAATTGCAAACACACGGTTACGAACTTCGACCTCAGACATTTCAAGGCTGATAATCATAGGGCTACGACCCTGCTTCCAAGCCTGCACAGCGAAATAGAGAGACAACCAAGACTTTCCGATACCTGGGTATGCAAGGAAGACTCCTAGTTGCCCTGGCATAATTCCTGAAGGTAAGTAATTATCAAAACCTGGCAAACCTGTTTTAATGCCAAGCGCTCCAGACTCCTGTTGCTTCTTTAGGTTTTCAAAATATGCAACTGCAGAATCTAAATCTGTAACATCGATATCACGAATTGCTGCTGTATTTTTTCTAAGTTCTGCTGTTTTAGTAATAAGAGACTCAAGGGCATCTAATCCCAAACCTCCCTGTACATCAGTAGCAGCAGATCTAATAATATCTTTTAAACTATTTGTTAAATACTCTGACTGTAATTCTTCAAGATGATGCTTTGTGGAACCAACGCCACTAACTGGATCAAAGTCCCTAAACTTTTCAACAACCAAATCTGTAGGAGGCACTGTGCCATTTGACTCATAATATTTTCTAATAAACTGCCACACATCTACATGTGTAGTAAGGATGTTCTCTACATTTGCCTGTAACAAAACATGCGCTTGCTTATCTTGAAGAACGGCTGAGATTAGTTTAGATTCTGTATTATTCACTCAACCACTCCTTTGCTAATTGTTTGCGTTGTTCACGATCATGTAAATCTTTTTCTTCTATCATCTTTGCTTTTAGTATATCATCTGCAATATAAGAAAAATGATTCCAAGTAGGATTTTCTGTAACTTCAAAATAGTACTCTAGCAAAGAATAGCAAGTTTCTAGTGTATAGGACTCAACAAGAATTTCTGCCGACTTCTGCTCTTTCCACTTATTGTGTGTTGGAGCATGACCCATCTTAAACTTATAGTGCTTGTCAAAACGACTAAGCAACGCCCACTTACTTTGCTTGTCGGTCATACTAGTTGCTTTCTTCTAGTTCAACCTTTGCTTCTGATATCTTTGCTGCTAGTTTATCTTCAACAAACTTATACACACGCTCAAAAGCCTGGTCTGGAGTTTCTCCATTACGTCTTGAATCAACAACGCCAAGATCAAGTCTTAGTGATTGAAAGTTTCCAAGGTTTAGCGTGTACCCAATTGTTACAGATACCTTTGTATCTTCGTTTTCCATTTCATACCCTTCTGTTATATTGATTCGGACCAAATAGGTATAAATCTACCGTCTTCAGTCTTCGTATATGTAAGTATACCATCACCCATTCTGCGTGTCAACTCAGCCTTAGTTGGTGTGATATCGTTTGTTATTAAATTATCTTTTCTTGGTCTACCAATATGGTATGTAGCCAGTATATCACGAATCTCTCTTACTTGCGATTCAGAGTAATATGATCTTACTTGCCATCCACGCTCCCCGCCTTTTTGTGATCCTGTTGGGAAAGGAATAATTCCACGCTTCATTAATGACGGCATATACTTTTTGTGTCTATTAACAAGATCAGCAGTTTCTCCTACAGTGTAAGCACGTTCTCGTTTAGTTTTAAAATCATTAATTAAACAACTTTCTAATCTATCTTTGTTAATATTGTATATTGACATAATACCGTTTGATCTGTTATAATGCACAATCCTAACAAGATCTTTATTTAAAAACCAAACTTTTTTATTGCCAGGTATTACAGGAGCGCCATTGTATTCTTCGCTCGTTCTATTTCCTTTTTTAGTAGCCATCGACCTTCCTCCGAATCAGATGGTGGATGGAAAAATCTTCTTGATCCACATGTCAAACAATATATTTCTAAATGTGAGACTGAGGTATATAACCTGTCTATAAACATTTTTCGAAAACATTTCTTACAACTTATCATTAAAGAGGTATGCCAACGACCAATATGTTTACGGATACAGATAAGTTTCCAGTTTCATTAAATCGAACTAGGCCCTCCACCCGTGAAGTTCCTACGCTTTTTAAAACTACGGTTACATTTTCTCCAGCATTGGTCTGTCCTATGTTGACTGGAGTAGCAGTTGCTACTGGCTTAAACTTAAACTCTGCTGGAAATACATATTCAAAAGTTTCTTCATCGCCAATATTCTTCGATGAGTTGGTTACAACTACCTTCTCTGTTCCAATAATTCTTGCTTCAGAAGCCTTAACTGATCTTGGTCCATCCCCTGGGATGTCAATCGTTACATACTTTGAAGACGATGGTGATATTTGCTTAGATAACTCATTGACTGCATTAACTATACTGTAAATATAGTTTACGTCTAAAGGTTGTCCTCGTTCTGGTGGTGATATTTGTGCCATAGTTCCTCCTGTATAATTATACCAAACTCAAAGTTCCAGTATAGATAGTATTACTATCTCTTCTTTCTTTGAATATACCGCCTATTTGTACCGCTATTTCTATACTTGTTCCACCCTGACTAATAATAGAATAGTTATTTGAGGTAGCAGTTCCATGATATGTATACTCTGTTTCATTATTATATTTTGTAAATATATCATAAGTTGATATGTTAGGTACAGAATCCCAAGCAACTACAATAATTGAGTTAACCCTTTCAATTCTGCCACTAACTGGCTGCAGGCTTTTGCCAATAACCTTATGAATTAAAGACCAGTGTGAATATCTATTTTTATCTTGTGATGCTATTCTGTAGCGAATTAGGTATTCGCCATCCTTGCCTGCTGGTGGCAAAGATGATCGTGGAATAATTATTTTCTTAACGCCTTGGTCAGCCATTATTAATATTCATCCCAAATCTAAATTCTATATAACTTGTTGTATTTGATTCTTTAATGACAGTTGCAGCATCAATGTTTTTAATTACAGAGTACCCAACCAAACCATATAAAGGATTTATTGATGTAACATTTTCTAACCTAACAGCATCTAGACAAACATAAAAATCATCAGAAATAACATTGTTCTCAACAAACACGGAAGTATAAACCTTTATAGTATTTACAGAGTCCCAGTTAAAACCAGTGCTGCTTTTTCTTAGTTCTTGTAATTGCTTAGTGCTAACAATATATCTATTAGTTGCAAAATCATAGTCTTCTACAATTGCTTCAAACCTTGCCCACTGACCTTCTCCATAAACATCTGTATCTGAAAACTCAATTAGTATATAAACTTTATCTGGATTAATTGGTGCAACATTGTTTGCATTTTTATTTACAACCGAAAAGGCAAGTCTTATTTCATCCGTAGGGGCATTCTTACTTAAGTTTAATGCTGTTCCAGTTAGACCTACGTAATTGCTTCCAGTGTTTGCCTTAAGTCTTTTTACCCCATCTACCATTTCTGTTGATAGATTTGACATTGACCCATTTGTAATTACAATATTATTTAAGAATCTACATCTTTCATACCGCTCAACTCTTTCAGGGTTTGTAAAAATTCTATTATTTGCATTTGTAGTAAATGCCATTAGGTCTGACCCATTGTCTTTAATATGTATTTCTCCGCTAGACCCAGTAGAATCTAGTGGCTCATATTTTGGTATTAATGCAATTTGATTATTATATTCCCATCCCTCTGACTCAGAAAATGAAAATAATGTTTTGCTATCGTAAGCACCAGCAGTTGGGTTTGCACCTGCAGAATAAACTCCAATTTCAGAAATCTCATATCTTTCTTCTGTTGGAAGTTCTGCCGTAAGTACAACCTTAGCAGTTCCATCTTCGTCCTTTATATACCCTCTAGAAGTAATTGGAACACGGAACATTTCAAAGTCCAATGTTGTCTGATTAGAATAATCTCCAAATGGAACTTCTGGATCTGGGTCTAATGGCTTTGCTCCACAGCCCACGGCAATATAGGAGGCATACGCTGGGGATTGACCCACAAGGTATTTGGCAATTATATTTTTCCCATTATTAGTTATCATAGTTATTCCACCTCGTATATTGTATCACTAAGAACAATCCCCTGCTGAAGGATTTGAACCTCTACCTGCTCTTCTTTACCCATATTAATAACGTTGATTATAATGTCTCCAGTTATAGGATCTGTATATACTATTTTACAGTTTGCTATCTGCTTAGTATGATCAACCTCATCAAGCGTATATCCAGTACCACATTCTGGGATTCTGTCGCTAAGTTTAATTGGGAAATTTTTAAAATATGAATCTGCCGTTTTTTGTAGGGCAAGAATATTTTGAGGGTTATATTGGAAGAATATAGAACTTAGGTTTTTAATAGGACTATAAACTACGTTCTCTCCATTAATTAAATCACTTCTAGATATGGTAATAATTTCATGGCCACCTATATCTTCAAATATTAAATCAGTCATTATTTCAATAGGAACAGTATCAGGAGGAGTAATTATTAAATCTGGTGTTGCTGGCTTAACCGCCTGTGGTCTAGTAATACTTGGACTGGCTTGTGGAATTGGTGGGGTTGAGTTAGTTGCCATTACTTTACCTCACTTAAGTATACCGTCATGTCTGGACCTTCTGTTCCTTTACTATATTCAATGTAATATACAACATATCTATCATTTGCAATTTTTTGAATATTGTCTTTTGTGTATTTAACAGAAACAATATCTCCTAATTGAATTGTAGAATTAGCAAAAATCTTAACGCCAATAGATTTTCTTGGCTTTATTATTTTAGACAATAACCACTTCATTAAACTATTTGCTTGATCTTGCGTTTGAATGTATGCAGTTTGAATAGAAAAATCTTTTTTACCGTAAGTCATTCTGCTTAATTTAATATCCTCATACTCTTTATTTATTTTAAATGGAGACACAATAACATTGGAGCCTTCTATAATAGGATCAGACAAAGAACTATTTTTAGAATAATATTCATCTACCGTCAACTCTCCATTAGACTCTTGAGTAAATGTTACTCCCTGGATTCTTAGGTAGTTTCCAGTCGTCTCATCTAAACTTAACGCAGTATCTGTAGCATTAAATATCATGAATTCAGCACCATAGGATCCTGCTCTAAATCCAGAAACCGTGTACCCCTTTATCTTGTTAAACGTTGGAGACATTTTTGCATAAAGTGCTGGATAGGCTTTATCATATCTAATATTAAATGTGGCAGCCTCACGCATGATAGTTCCAAACTCTTCAAAATAAATGCTGTACTTATTAGGTTCTGAACTACTGATTCCAGATAAATAGGTTCCCTGAATAATACCACTCATAGCATACTTTCTAAATGATTCTGTAGCATTAATCTCATCATCAAAAATATTGTTAACTGGTGTATCCAAAGAAAACACAGCATTTTGGCTATAGTTATTTGCCAGTGCATATATGTTTTCAAACATAACTCTTGATGAGCCACGAACAAAAAGCGCCATATTGTTATATATTGGAAGTGGGTCTTGATCTACAACTGTTGTCAACAGTGAGCCGTTCATGTATAAATGAAAAACTCTTGCATTTCCTAAAGCCTCATACTCAATTCCAATATCGTAAACTGTTACATTTTGTTCAGATGCCATCCTGTATTGACCAGTAAACTTGCCATCATCTACAATAATATTTCCTAATCCCTCCCAGATTTTTACTGGTATGGCATCAGAAGAAGCAGAGTCTTTTTTAATTTTATAAAATACAACATTATGCACATTCTGTTTTTCAAGAGTAGATATGTTAGAACTTCCAAGTGCACTCAACTCTAAGTAGTATCCATTGTTTGTTTCTGGATTTACCATTATGGCAAGACCTCCACCACCTCCAGAAATAGTTATGTCTCTATCTGGAGTTAGTCCTGGAACAGTGTAGTAATTAGTACTACCGTTTGCTGTTTGTCCACGGCTTGCATTATTTTCTATCTTTCCTATAATTCTCATTCTAGTGCCAAAATGTTTAAATTTATTATTAAGTGGCTTATAGACATATGAAACAAAATCTCTTGGCTTGCCTGTTACTGGTATCGATGGTCCTTGCATAACAAAAGCAGAGGATTGTATAGTTCCAGATTTTGGTGTTGTAAAAGTATTTACATCTGATTCAGCATTAAAAGTAGCAGACATAAAATTTCTTATAATTCCATTTCTTGTTGTTTTTTTGGCAAGTTCATTATTTATTCCAGCAGCACCCTCGACAGTATTTGGTGCTTGTGTATTGTCTTCAAATAAATACTTTGACTGCATAGAGCACCCTCTAATGTTTGCGTCATCTCTCCAGTACGAGTTTAATCCTGCATAGTGTTCTGTAATAGAAGTTCCAAACTGTCCTCTTCCATGTTTTGCAACTGCTCCATTTTTTAATTTTAGCACCCCGTTTATTTCTTCATAGTTGGGTTCAGTGTATATTCTTACAAGTCCAGTAGGGTACATCTTTCCGTTAAACGGTAACTGTGAAAAATAGTACTCATACTCTTGAGCACTGCTAACCCAAACGTTGCCGAAATTAGCAACATTAAATTGTGCAGCATCGTACTTAATTATTTCACCATTAGAATAAAAATATCCATTATATCTTGCTATCCAATAAATACCTTCACCAAAGTCTATAATGTTATTTGTCAATTCTCTATTTACAACTGTAGGTAGTTGATTTGACAAATTAGAGTTAAGCGGTATAGCACTTAAAAGATATGAAGACTGCATACCTGTTTCATTGTTAACAGATTTAGTATTTTCTGTTCCAGCAACTTCCCACAAAAGAACTGGCTTATAAATCCAATTCCTGTCCATATCAATTAGGCTTGCCTGCTTAATAGTTCCTACAGATCTTTGAATATATTTTTCAGAATAATTAATCTTGCCATCATT